AACCCTTTAAGGGTTTATCTTCAAGCCTGACGGTACAACTTCGTTTGTATCCTTAGTTTTCACTAAAGCAAAGGAGTAAGACTATGTCATTAAGACCAGAAGTAGTTATCAGACGGTTAGTAACACTAGGTATGAGAGAAACCATTGCTAGACAAGTCACCCAATATATTGATGACCTCTGTCGTGCAAATGGCGATGAGTGGACTGTTAGTCGACTCAAAACCATGAAGGTTTCCTATATTCACTACTTAACAAGTGGTGACGCAACTTGGCCATGGATCAAGGTTAGAAATAACCTCCCTACAGGTCCCCTCCGCAACTTATTCATGCTGAAGAACCCTACAAAGGTTCTTAATGCTCTTATGATCTACAGTAACTTTGTGAGTCAGAAACTCACTCGGAAACAGTGGAATAAGTTCATTAAATCAGTCGTGCAAGAAGAAGCAGAACCTGGCAGATTCAATTTGATCATGCTCCCAAAGTTTATACTAGATAATTATAGTATTGAAACTCAGACGCATGGATCAAGGGAATTTGTCAAGTATAATTTTCCTAGAAAACTTGAGCTCTTCGAATTTGAATCTCGGAGACTCGAACATGAAAGGGTAAGATCCCCTTCATGGAGTGATCTAGGAAGTCGAACTGTGCCTAATACTATTATGAACACTTTGAATTCTTTTAACCATTTATATGTCAGGAAGTTCATCTTGACGTATTATGAAAAAGACGTGTTGCCTAAATGGTTTCACGATCGAGTTTTATCTCAATATTCACATATTCAGAACGTATGGCATAGCTTCGATAATGGTGACGTTGTGGGTAGGATTAGTTTTATCCAAGAACCTGGCCTCAAATTACGTGCAGTTGCTAATCCTTATCCGAGTCTGCAAATCTTACTAAATCCTCTTAAGAAGAAACTTATGTCTATTCTTAAAGATATAGATAATGATTATGCTTATGATCAAGATCAAGGTGTTAGTGATATCCAAGAGTATATTCAATTGGGGAATAAAGTTTCTTCAATTGACCTCTCTGACGCCACTAATAACTTACCAATGGAAACACAGGAACAACTTTTGAGCATAATTTTTGGCCCAAAGCATCCTTTAGTTAACCTATTTGGACAAGTATGTCGTGGTAAGTGGAGAGTTAAGAACCCTTCTGGTAAAGAAGAGTTCATTAATTATACACGTGGACAACCTATGGGAGTGGGACCTAGTTTTGCGTCCTTCTCCTTGTTGCATCATTATATTGCTCGTCTTGCTATTGATTTAGTAGACGATAATGATGACGCCGTAACTGATTATTTTGCATTGTTATTAAGACCTGATAAACTAAAGGAAGTTAAACCTAAAAGGTTCAACTACTGGATAGTTGGTGACGATATTGTTTTAGACCAAAAATATGATAAAACATATTTAAGTCTCATTCAGAACTATTTTATGGTTCCGATATCTCACGAGAAGTGTCTTTATAACTCGAGCTACGCTGAATTTTGTTCTAGATTAATTTCAAAAGATAAAATAATCAGAGCTTTTAAATGGAAAATCATTACTGATAATTCATTTTTAGACGTAGCCCGTATGCTTGGTCCTTCTAGTCGTCCTTTATTTAGACCTAAACAGCAGAAAGTATTAGACAGAATTAGTCCGATACCTGACACTATTGGTGGTCCTATATCATGGAATGTACACAATCTTCCTCTCTATGAACGTGAGAAGAAGTATTGGAAGGATGCAGAATTACTTTTAGAATCTAAAAGTGATAATGCATTGTCCCAGTCAGAACTTGATTTGATATATGAGTTTAATCGAGATACACGAAGGATATTATCTTTCGGTCCTCGTTCATTAAACTATATGGCCAAATCTTTCTTTGACAAGACCCATGAGGTTATAAACCAAAATGGGGATATTGTTAAAGGTGACGGTTCACATTTTGAAACACCTGAAAAGAGGGTGCACAAAATCATGAGCCATGAAGATTTGATGTCTCGCCAGAGACGTAATCTCTTTGGTCACTATTCTACTTTATTGAAAGATGTAGAATTAAGTGATAAAGGAGAACTGGAATGCTCTATTGCTTTATTGAAAGCATTAGATAAGTTCCCAGATATTCATGTGCGGAACCTTACTGATCTCGAAAGAGTATCAAGTAAGAAGGTGTTCGGCCTGAGATGGACTTTCGTCCCTCAAGTCTTTTCACCTGCAACCAAACATTATTCATATTTTCAGAAATTATGCGACCTATATGGTGTATAACCTCTTATGACATCTGC